GCAAAATTTATATATTGAACATTGGCCCAACGACGAACCTGACGAAAACCATGCCGAACAAACCGACACAATTTAGAGTGACCACGCGCCCGCGTATGCAGCACAAGGCACAATCAAAGCCGGTGCCGCGTCAGACCATGGCGCGCGGGATTCGCGATTCGTGGCGATGGAAAAAATACAGCAAGCGGATGCGCACGACCTACCCGCTATGCATGGCGCCTTTCTGCAAGCAGCGTAAAAAAGGCCGATGGCCGGCGAGCAAGTCGGTGCATCACATTAAGCCTCTCGGTCGCGCGCCTGAGCTGGCGTTTAACGAGTCTAATACAGTGCCGGTCTGCGACCAGTGCCACGGATGGATTGAGGCAATAGAGCGGCGCGGCTATGAAACCGCGCACCTTTTCGATGATTGGCAAAAACAAGGAGAATAGGATGCGTTTATCAAACAAAACGAGCGAAGCCAGGCATAACGCCAAGCTCTCCGCGGATGCGGAGCAGCGCTTGGTTAGCGATTCGGAGGTCCCGAAATGAGGCTTCGCGATGACAACGGAGACTGGGTTGCCGAGGGTGATTGGGTAACGTTCAGCTACGGGATACCGCCCCAGTCAGTGGTTGCGAAGATCACGGAGCGCGATGGGAAGCTGATTGGCCTCTGTCATGGCCATAATCCACCCGAATTCAATTTGCGATCCCTGCGCCGTTACGTGTGCGTCTGGTATCAAGCTAACGCGGGCATCTCCGCGGATGCCGAGCATGGGCTGGTTAGCGACATATTGCCGGACGATATGCCTTGCCCAAAATGCGGTGGGCAGTGGGATCGCGTAATGGTGGTCGATGGCAGGGATACCGTGATTTGCGCTGATTGCGACGCCGCCATTCCTGAGGTCGAGTACCGCCGAGCTAACGACCAGCTCTGGCCGGATGGGCAGGAGCGGCTGGTTGGCGAGGTGTCGGAATGAGCGGCAATCACGTAATGGGCGAGGTGTGGGCATCCGACGATAGCCGCACGGTTGCGCTCTTTGAGGTGCATCCACGCGGTACCACGTGCGTACTTATCGGAGCCGATGAACCGGAGCCCGACCCCTCGCCAGGGATTTATTCGGGATCTTACATCAACGACGAAGAGGCACACGGCCATTGGCGGCACATTGCGACCTTGACGCCGGGGGAACTCTGTGCCGCGATTTTGGCGGCTGCTGAAGCAAAAGCTAACGCGCCGCTCTCCAGCTTGTCTGGAGAAGCGGCTGGTTATCATGGGGGGGCGGCTGATGCGTGAGCTACACTTATTTGCAGGAGCAGGGGGAGGAATCCTCGGCGGCGAGATTCTCAAATTGAATAACAGGCATTACAAAAATGCGGAACGCGCGCGCGAGGCAATGGCCCAAATGGTCGCCGCTGGACTCGCGGAATGGGACGCAGATCAGAAAAAAGTGAGGTTGACGTAATGGACGGCACGAACAATATCAAGCAATGCGAGTGCGGCAAGCATATCCCGAAGTATGCCGCTGCATGCGTCTATTGCAGCGAACCGGGCACTGCCTGGCAGCCGATCGACACCGCCCCAAAGGATCGGCCAATCCTGTGGCGATCGCACGCGCACAAGGCGCCCGATGTCATCAAGTGGGATGATCGCCTCGGCGAATGGTGGTCATATCGCCTGGGTTTTCTCATCCAAGTGCTAGGCGAATGGTGCGAGGTGCCGGAATGAACACTTGCACCGACTGCAATGCCCCGCTGCCGATGGACCGCACGCAACAGATCGACCTGACAACCGGCCAAGCGCAGTGTATTCCGTGCTGCCTGGCCTGCCCACCTGGCACTGCGCACAGTGACCTATGCTGCTGCCTCGATTGCCTACCTGAAGCGATGACCGATGCGGTGGAGCTATGAACAAGAATTGCTATGGATGCATGGCCGAACACACAATAGACAGCTCGGTGGCATAACAAGGAGAATAGCGATGGGCAGACAGCGAATACCTAAGGCGATACTAGAAGCGCGCGGGTCGCGCATCACGAAATATGGCGACCAGCGAACCGGCGACAATCGCGAGCATGAACTACAGGCGCCGGTCTGCAAGCCGCGACGACCAGCGGGGCTATCGCCCTACGCCGCCCGCAAGTGGCGATACCTAGTCGCCAAGCTCATGGAACTGCGGATACTGTCGGAGATCGACGGCGACGCGCTCGCGCGCTACTGTCGGGAGCTCGCCCGGTATCGTGACCTTGAGATTGCCTACGATCGTCACGCGGCCGAGATGGCCAAGACACCAGCCGCCGATCGCTGGCACGACAAAGACCTGATCGCCCTGATCCACAAGTCTTCGACGCGCTGCGACCAGCTCGGCGGGCGCTTCGGCCTATCACCAGCAGACCGCACAAAGATTCAAGCGGAAAAGCCTCCGCCGGAGAAGAAGAAGAAGGCGCGCCCGGCCGGCAAGGCGCGGCTATCGATGCTCGACGGCAAAGTCTCGAAGGTGTCAGGAAATGATTGACACCCGTCAATATTTGAACGGCTACGATGCGGGCCGCGATGCTGATGGCTACTACTTCGACGCGTCGCGCGCCGAAGACGCCATCGACTGGATCGAGGAGCATTGCACGCACGTCAAGGGATCGCTCGGCGGCGAGCCGCTGTACCTGGAACCGTGGCAGCAGGCGCTGGTCGGTACGCTTTTTGGATGGTATAGCGAAGAGACGGGCCTGCGCCGATATCGTGAGGTGCTGCTCTATATACCGCGCAAAAACGGCAAGACGCCGCTGGCGTCTGCTATCGGGCTCTACGTGATGGATACCGATGGCGAGCCAGGCTTTGAAGCGATCAGCGCGGCCGGGACGGCCGACCAGGCGAGCCTCATCTATGATTGGATATGCGGAATGATTCGCAACGACGAACATCTAAACAGTCGCTATCGAATCTACAAGACACCGAAATACATCGTCCCTAACTTCGACCAATCGAGCCGCTATAAAGTGATAAGTGCTGACGCCGGGAGTAAGCATGGCCTCAACTGTCATGCTGTGATTTTCGACGAACTACACACGCAGCCTAACCGTGAGCTCTTCGACGTGCTCGCAACTAGTACGGCGGCGCGGCGCCAGCCGCTTTTTATCAGTCTCACAACTGCCGACACCTTGCGCGAAAATTCTATTTGCAACGAGAAGCTGGCCTATGCAAAATCGATCATCGCGGGAACTATCGAAGATCCGACTTTTCTACCGGCGATATTCGCCGCCAAGCCGAAGGCAAATTGGCGCTCGCTGAAAGTATGGCAAAAGGCTAACCCTAACTTTGGCGTCAGCTTGCAACCTGAATACGTGAAAAAAGAGATCGCAAAGTGCGAGGTTACGCCGTCGCTGATTCCGAATCTGAAACGATTTCACTTGAACATTCAGACCGGCGCCGCTGACAATTGGCTTCGGATGGAAGACTGGAAAGAATGCCCGAAAACTCGCGAGTTTGCCGGGCCGGTATTCGGCGGGCTCGACCTGGCGCAGACTGATGACATTACCGCCTTTGTCTTGTATTGGCCGGACACCGGCGCCGTCGATTGCAAGTTTTATCTGCCGGAGGAAACCGCCAGCTTGCCAAGCCGGCGCCATTATCAACCCTGGATCGAGTCTGGCGCGCTGACGATCACCGAAGGCAGCGTGACCGATTACATGCAAGTTCGGGAGGACATAGTGCGGGCGCACGATGAATGGCAACTGTCAGCGCTCGGCTATGACCCGTACAACGCCAACGAGATCGCAACGACGCTCTACAACGACCACGGCGTGCCGACCGTAAACGTCGGATTCACGATGCGCAATGTATCGGAAGCATCAAAGAAAATAGAGGCACAAGTGCGGCGCCGAAAGTTGCAGCACGGGCACAACCCGGTGCTGAATTGGATGGCTGGCAATTGTTGCGTTCGCACCGACTTTGGCGGCAATATCCAGCCGAGCAAAAAGTACTCAGCCGGCAAGATCGACGGCATTGCCGCACTAGTGACCGCGCAGGCGGTCGCAATCAATCAACCGGACGTGAGAAGTGTATACGAAGAGCGGGGGATGATTTCATTATGATGCAGAAAATAACACCTATCATTGCATTTCTTGCAATATTTGGCGGCGTTGCGCATATTTACGGCGGGGCAGTCGCGGCAATAGTCGCCGGGGCGATGATTTGGGTTGATTTAACGCTTGAGGGCATGAATAGCCGCAATGGTGATCAGTAGACTTTTTACACGCGCGAGCCTCGAGAATCCGAGCGTTTCGCTGGCAGATTGGGACGACGAAACCCTCACCGCATCGACCGGCGACAAAGTAACGCACGCGTCAGCATTACGACTACCGCCATTCTTTCGCGCGCTCGACCTGATAAGCGGCGACATTGCCAAGCTCCCGCTGAATGTATATGCGCGATCCGGTGACGGCAAAGTGCGCGCCACCGGGCACCAGGCCTACAACCTTTTGCGATACAAAACCAACGCCGATCAGACCGCCTTTGCTTTCAAGCGCGCGCTCGCGTACCAAGCGCTGCTCGGCAATGCCTACGCGCTCATCGAGCGCAGCGATACGGGCCGCGTGCAATCGCTGATGATACTGGACGCGAAGCGCACCTATCCGGTGCGGATGGGCGGCGAGCTATGGTATGTATACGAGACAGACAAGGGCGCGCGGATGAAGTTTGAGCGCTCGGAGATCCTGCACATTCGTGGGCTGTCCTGGGATGGCGTCGCCGGTCACAACACCCTCGACGTCATGCGCGAAACGCTCGGCGCCGGGCTGGCGGCGCGCAAGTATGGCAGCAAATACTTTGCGAACAACGGCCGGCCTTCGATGATCCTGGAGCACCCCGGCAGCTTTCGCAATAAAGACATTGCCGACCGACTGCGCAAGGATTGGGATCGAATCCACAAGGGGCTCGACAACGCGCACCGCGTCGCCATTCTAGAAGAAGGCATGAAGGCGCGGCCGATCACCGGCAGCGCGAAAGATTCCATGCTCATCGAGGCGAGCGAATTCTCGCTCATCGAGGTCGCCAACTTCTTCGGCATACCGCCGCACAAGCTCGGCCACACCGCGCGCACGTCCTACAGTTCGCTGGAGCAAGAGAATCAGGCGTATCTAGATCAGTGCCTGGATCACTGGCTAGTTCAATTCGAGCAGGAGTCGCGCGACAAGCTGCTAACTGAGCGCCAGAAGGCAACCGATAGCCACGTGATCGAATTCAACCGCGAGGCGCTGATTAGCGCCGACATGGCGAGCAAAGCCGACTTCTTCCGCACGGCGCTCGGCGGCGCCCCTTGGATGACGATAAACGAAGTGCGAAGCAAGCTCAACATGGCCGGCTTCGACGACATCGGCACCGAGCTAATTTTGCCCAGCAATAACTTCCAACAGGCGCTCGACGTGCCGTTAGAAAACGAACCGACGCCGGTGCCCGATGAACCGGCACCGAGCGAAGACGATGACAACCGCGCGCAACTAATCGCCAGCGCTGAAGCAATGCGCGCGCAAGTCGTCGCCAGGATGACTAGGCGCGTGGCTGGCGACGCGCGGCGGGCGTCGAAAGACCGGGCCAAGTTTGCCGCATGGCTCGACGAGTTCGCGGCAAATCATCGCGCCGTGATCGTTGAGGCGCTATCACCTATCTGCGGCATGTTGCAAGCGCTCGGCATCGATACCGACACCGACACCGAGGCTGAGGCGATCTTCGGCCGCTTCACCGTGCTGGCCGCGCAACTAGATGAGCCGGGCGAAATCACACAGCGAATCGCCAGCTATCTACAAGACTTGGAGAACATGCAATGAGCATTGAGCGACGATTTACCGCAGCGTGCGAACTACGCAACGCCGACGACGACCAGAAAACGATCACCGGCTATGCGGCAGTCTATCATCGGGCCGACGATGCCGGCACAGAGTACACCCTCGGCGCGGGCATCGTCGAGCATATCATGCCCGGCGCGTTCGACGATGCCATCGGGCGCGACGATGTCCGCGCTTTATTCAATCACGATCCGGATCACGTTCTAGGCCGCAACAAGGCTGGCACGTTGCGGCTATTTGCTGACGCGCGCGGGCTCCGCTATGAGGTCGACATGCCAGACACGCAGCTCGCCCGCGATCTGCGCGAGTCTATCCGGCGCGG